AGAAAGCCATCCGAGCAAGGGGAAACATATGACAGGCAACATCAAACCGTTCATCAAGGCTACAACCCCTGACAACTCTGATGCCATAGAAATGCTGGAGCAGTGGTTGGAAGACGCCAAGTCTGGGGAGATCGTCACGGTAGCTATTGTTGGCAAACGCGTAGGCGGCGAATGGCAGACCGGCATGAGCAGTAGTCAGAACCGCCTTGAAGATGCCGCAATGCTCATCGAGTTGGGTATGCGTCGGCTTGGCTTTAACCCGCAGAGGTGACAATGAACTACGAAGCCTGGATCGCCAGCCAAGTAACGAATGGCAGGGACGCGACCATTAGCCTCGCTTTGCTTGAGCAAGCGTACCCGCCCGAAGTACCGGCCTTGAGAGCTATCCAGCACTGGGCCGAGCAGATCTGCCGCAAGATCGGATGCACGGCCATCATTCACTTCGCCAGCGATGTCGTTACTTTTTACCCAACGAAGGGGCAGCCATGACTAAGACCGAGATTGAGATAGCAAAGACAGCTTTTGCGATGGTCAAAAGCATCGGTCATCACATCGATCTTATTGAAGAGCAGCATGACAGTAACTTTGCCGAGCAAGTCTTCAATAGCGTAGCGCTCACGATGCTGACTAAGATCTGCCTAGGTATTGCTGAGAACAACGGTACCGCAGCCTTTGAAAGCTATTGGTCGGATGTTGATAGCAAGCTGCGCGAGATGATTAAAACTTTTGCTTGCACACCAACCAAGCATTAGGTAAAGTCCAACGGGCATGGCTAGGGTAGCTCCCGAAAAGCGACTTCGTCACTCGCCTGCCAACGCCCAACCTCAGTGACGACAAACCTTTGACGAGGGTTGTATATGCATTACTACCAGCATCATATTGGTGACTTCATAAAAGACACCAATTTTCTGACCAACGAAGAAGTTGGCATTTACCTGAAAATGCTTTGGCTTTACTACGACACAGAAAAGCCTTTACCAAACTCTTTGTTTCAAATTTCAATGAAGGTCAATGGCCGCGATAAGGAGGAAATTATCGAGGGCCTTCTGGATATGTTTTTTACTTTGCAAGATGGCGCCTGGCATCACAAGCGTTGCGATAAGGAGATTGAGCAATATCACAAACAGGTCCAAACCGCATCGAAGGCTGGAAAAGCATCGGCTGCTAAACGAGCGCAGAACAGAGAAGCATCGGAAGTTCAACGACCGTTCAACGACCGTTCAACGAGCGAGCAACCAACCAGTAACCAAGAACCAAGAACCAGAGAGAGCCGCGCTACGCGCTTGCCTCCAGACTGGGAGCCTTCCGATGAGTTGATTGCTTTCATGCGCAAGGAAAGGCCTGATCTGAATCCAAGCCATACCATCATGAAGTTTTGCAACTACTGGCAAGCCAAGTCAGGCAAGGACGCTACCAAGCTTGATTGGGATAAGACCTTCCAAAACTGGGTGCTTGCTGAGAAAGAAGGCAAGGCCAAGCCTGCAAGCCTTGATCCTTTTGCGGGCGCGCTATGAAGGGCCACGAGTTTGTCCTTACCTGCCAGGTTAAAGGCCAACTTCCGCAGGCCGTTTTTGTGGACTTTGATGGCGAGCCTGATCCAAGCCTGCCAATCCCTGTTGTTGTGGCCAGCCGCGGCGATTTGGACTACCGCTGGGCCAGAGGGTTACGCATCCATGTCTCAGGAATCGATTCTGAGGCCGTTTTTGAGGCTGTAGAGGCACTTAAACGCTTTGGCCCTAGCCGAATCATTGCCACCTACTTAGAAACGCACCCAGTGCTTATTTGGGACTCGGAGATTGATCAATGAACAGCATCCCAACCAATATCGATTTTGTGCAGTGGTACCACGAGATGGAGGCCGCGGTAGCGGTAAGGCCAGCCAAGGACATCATCAAGCAAGCCATTGACTTACTGCAAGCCGATCCTGCTGAGCCTGTGCTTATGCCCTGGCCCAAGGTCAAGGACCGATTCAGCTACAGGCCTGCCGAGGTTACGGTTTACGCTGGCACCAACGGCTCAGGTAAAAGCTTGATCACAGGCATGATTGCCTTGCAGCTTATCGCTCAAGGAAGGCGCGTGCTGATTGCAAGCTTTGAGATGAAGCCAACCACCACTTTGCAAAGGATGGTGCGACAGTGGACTGCATCATCGTGTCCAACCATTGAGCAGTACGAAGCCTTTGCCAAGTGGGTTGGGGACAAGCTTTGGTTTTACGATAAACAAGGTGCTACAGGCCCTGAGCAAGTTATCGGTGTTGGCCATTACGCTGCGACGCAACATAAAGTCAATGATTACTTCATCGATAGCCTAATGAAGTGCGTGAGTGGTGAGGATGATTACAACGCGCAGAAAAACTTTGTGTCGGACTGTACGAACTTGGCTCGAGACACTGACCTGCACATCCACCTAGTGCATCACATTCGCAAAGCCGCTAACGACGAGACCATGCCCCAAAAGGTGGACCTGAAGGGATCAGGATCGATTGCCGACCAGGTCGACAATGTCTGGCTTATGTGGCGCAACAAGAAAAAAGAGCGGTCGGTTGAAGCCGGCTTGATTGTGGATGTTGCCGAGCCTGATGCAATGTTGCTGTGTGAGAAGCAACGAAATGGGGACCACGAGCCGCGGCTAAGACTTTGGTTTGACCGTCAATCCCAACAATTTGTGGAGCTAGCAGGTGCAAACGCCTACCGATTCAACGCCAACATTTGAGGCCACATTGCCATGGCCACCTACCGTAAACACTTACTGGCGGCACAGAGTTATTGGCAAGCTCGCCACCGTTTACATTTCGCAGGAGGGCCAGGCCTACCGCAAGGCGGTGAACTTATGTCTTATGGAACATGGGGTGAAGACCTACGAACTCGAGGGGGACCTGCGAGTCGAGATCGAAGTGTTCCCGCCGGACAAACGCAAGCGGGACATCGACAACCTGCTGAAGTCCTTGCTCGACAGTCTGACCCACGCCCAGGTGTGGAAGGACGACAACCAAATCTCGGACCTGAGGATCTTCAGGAACAAACAAATCGCCGGAATCGTGAAGGTGAGGGTGTATGAAATTAACGGGTGATCGCAACCAGTGCCAGGCCTGCAAAAACTACTTCAACTCAACCTTTGCCTTTGATAAGCACCGCACAGGCGATTTTGGGGTGAGCCGCAGATGCAAAACACGCGATGAAATGGAAAGGATGGGGATGAGTATCAACCAAGCAGGATTTTGGATTTCTAGCGCCTATGGCGGACCTTGGAGGGCCATTCATGAATGACAATGTCAATCACCCGAAACACTACAACTCTCACCCATCAGGTGTGGAGTGCATTGAAATCACCGAATACTTCAACTTTAACATCGGTAACGCTGTGAAATATTGCTGGCGCGCCGGACTGAAGGGTGAGCAAGTCGAAGACTTACGCAAGGCACGGTGGTACATCGATCGGGAAATTTCACGCATCTTAAATGAGAAAAACAATGAAGCATGATCCGCACGCCGCAGTCGATTACATCATTAAGCACGCGAAACAATTTGCTGACGCAAAAGCGCAGCGCGTGTACCTTGAAGAATTCCGAAAGAGCAAGAAGGCTTTGCTTATGAAGCAATCGCTTGAGACAGCGCTAGGCGCTCAAGAGCGTGACGCTTACGCGCACCCCGAGTACATTGAACTGCTGAGGGGTATTGAAATTGCAGTGCAAGTTGAGGAGAAATTAAGATGGGATTTGATCGCAGCGCAAGCGAGAGTGGACATTTGGAGAACGGAACAAGCAAACCTCAGGAACGAGGGCAAGGCCACGATCTGATGAGCAACGATGGCCGCCACAAGCAAATGCTGGCAGACCTGGCTGACTTTCTCGGCGCCGTAGCGTTTGAGGACGATAAGGGCTGGACTGAGGAGGTGTACGCCGAGGGCTGGAGCGCTGGCTTCAGGTCGGGATTGGCTTACGCCGCAAAGATTGCGCAATCACAAGGCAGGGGCTGGGGCATTGAGCATGCTGAGCAGATCCGCAAAGCGTTATGACCAACGAAGAGAAAAAGCACCTCGATAAGGTGGCTGCCATTGGCTGCGTGCTGTGTCACTTGCAAGGCACGCCTGGTACGCCAGCAGAGTAGCAATTTTGTACACCATTCGCTACAATGGTGTAAAGGAGGTGGTCATGGAAGAGTTATGGAAAGAGTGTTTTGGCTGGGAAAATTTTTATGAAGT